ATCGATTCCAGAAAGCAGACTGTTGCCTGCCTGTTCGACCTCAAGGTTGTTCCGAAGACAATGACTGACGGCTATGGTTCATGGTGGAACGTCGGTATGGCTATGGTCTCCGACAGCGAGAGCGTCCGCGATGCAGCACAGGAAGTTCTTGACCGCAGAGCTGAGGCAAGAAAGTATTAATGCTATATCAGGTATTAAATAACCAGTTATAAGTCAACAATCGGAGGACAGCGGCACGGGACCCGTCATCGGTACCTTCTGCCGCTGTCCCCTGACCGGTTTTATTCTTCATCACCAAATAATGACAGAATTTTCAATAAAAGAATTTGCTATCTAATCAAGCATAGCATCTGCAATAACATCCATTGCATATTTGCCAATTGATTCAGGCATAGAAAAGCTCATTCCATATAATTTAGTCTTATCAGATACTTTTTTTGGTTTATCTCTTTTTATTTTATCATGAATTTCTTTTAGGTCTTTTAAAAATTTGTCAACATTATGAACATTAGCACTTGTAAAAATATAACCAATAGCCATTGGTTGACATAAATAATTAACAAGATATCCTTTTTGACTTAATAAATCATAAAAATAAGGAATTAAATCTCCTTTAAATGAAACTCCACAAACAAAAGGATCCCCGATGACTTCAATAATATCGCATTCTTTTCTAATAAAATTTTTAACTTTAATAACAGCTTCATGAATATCTTTTGCATTTTTTGTATAAAAGTTTTTTCCCATACTTGTCAAAATGGCATAAGAACTAGCTATTAATCCTCCAGTTCTTGATCCTTCAAAACTAGGGGTTATATAGGTTCCACCTAACCAATGAGGATATATAAAATATATATTTTTTCTTATTTCATGATTAGCAAATAATAATAAAGATATACCTTTAGGGCATAATAACTCCTTCTAAACTAAAATCAAATTTTGGAGTAGACATTATTCCTGCCTTTTTATGAAAAACTACTAAAAATCCACCTAGGCAACAATCTACATGCAAGGGTTTTTTGTATTTAACAGCAATTTTTGATAATGATTCAATATCATCACAAACACAATGAGGAAAATTAGGAAAAGAGCCAACAATACAAATTGTGTTTTTATTTATATTTTTTTTGACTAAGTTTAAATCAACTTGATATGTTTTTTTATTTAAGGGTATTTTTATAAGTTTTATTTTAAACATCTCACAAGCTTTATCAAATGCTGCATGACATGATAAAGGAGCAATTAATTCAGGCTTTTTTATTCCCATTTTTCTCGCTCTATGAGCATATGCATAAATTGCATTTATAATAGACATTGTTCCTCCAGTTGTTGTCATTCCACAAGAATCTTCTTTTCCGTTAAATAAATTTAATCCAATTTTAATTAATTCACTTTCTAAATAACGACTATAAGTAAACAAATCTGTATGTAATAAATTTGAATATAAAAACATTTTAGAAGCTTCTCCTGCAATTCTTTTGATTTCTTCATCACTACAATATACTGCTCCAGTTAATTTACCACAATTACATTTTATATTATCATCTGTTATATTTTGTTCCATTTTTGCTAATATTCTTGTGTAATCTTGCTTGTTGTCATGGAATTCTATTTTTTTAAATTTGTCTGATTTGAATGATTTTCTGGACGATACCATGCAAGCTGTTGCTGCCGTGATAGACCCTTGCCCGTATTGGGAGGGGCCCTATCAAGGACTTGTGACAAAATGCGTCTTGCGTTCTTACGTTAATAATCTTTCGGTTCGCTCTGAAGCTACAAGAGGTGCGGCTACGCTTACCTTTGAGGTTTCTTTCACTGCGAAAATCGACAGGTCCGCTGCCACAAAAGATTTCTTGCGTGCGAACAACTCGATTAAGACTGGTAGTCAGTCTATGGATTTTCAAACTGTGCTGAGACCTGGCGAACAGGCCGAAGCCGAAACAGCGGATAATTCCGCAGGGAACTAAGAAATGAGTATTTCTTTTGAACAAATTCCTGCCGATAATATGTATCCAATCTTCGCTACGGAATTCGGTGGCTCCATGTCTGCCAAGTCCGGTGCGATGCCTTGGAAAAACTTGATTGTTGGCCAGCCGCTCCGTTCCAAGATGAGCGAGAACGGTTCCCTTACTCTCATTACTAGCGACGAACAGGCTGACGCCTTGTTTGGTTCTGGCTCGCAGCTTGCCTTGATGTGCAAGGCCTTCCGCAAGAATACCAAGTCGAGTGAACTTTGGGCCCTTCCTGTGGCGGACGATTCGACCGCTGATGCGGCCGAGGGATCCTTGACTTTCGAAATCGAAGGTGCGGAAGAAACTCCGAAACTTGCTGCTGGTGGAACCGTCCGTCTGATGATTTCCGGACAGACTTGCCCGGTGAATGTCTCTGCAGGTGATTCTGCAGCAAACGTCGCTACGAAGGTTGCCGCAGCTATCAATGCGAAGATAAACTTGCCCGTTACGGCAACCGCAGATGCAGCTGTTGTTACGTTGACTGCCAAGAACCTCGGCGCTTGTGGCAACGGCCTCGATATTCGCTGGAACCACAACCAAGGCGAAGTCCTTCCGAGTGGTTTGGGCATCACTCTTGCTGCAATGGCAAACGGTGGTGCTGATCCGCTTTACGAAGACGCACGTGTCAAGGAAACTTGTTCCGGAAACTGGTTCAACATGGTCGTTATCGGCTCTGCAGATACCGACAACGTCAACTACATCAAGGAAATGCTTGACGAACGTTGGACGGCGATTGTCCAGCAGACAGGCGTGATGTGCTTCAGTCTCAATGGCGGTGCCGAAACTGATTACACGGACAAGGCCAACGCGCTAAATTCCCAGGAAATTGTCCTTGCTGCATTGCCGAAGTCCCCAACTTCCGGTGCCGAAAAAGCTTCTGCGTTGTTCGGCTGTGTGGCTCCCAAGGCACTGAACGACCCGGCGAAGCCGTTGCACAATTACGCTGTTGCTGGCGTTGTCGCACCCCGTCGCGACGACCGCGAGGACTACTACGGCAACAACCGCCTTCTCAAGTCTGGCTGTGCCCCGATGGTCGCTGCCGAAGACGGTAGCGTGTTTACCAGCCGCATTGTGACAACTTACAAGCGTAATGCCCAGGGCGTGCAGGATAAGAGCTTCTTGCAGCTCGAAACAGTTCTGACTCTCAGCTACTTGCGTTGGGACTGGAACAACTATTTAGCTTTGAAGTATCCGCAAGCAAAACTTGCCCCGGATGGCAGTAAGTTCGGAAAGGGACAGCAGGTGATGACTCCGTCTCTCGGCAAGGCGGAACTCATCAAATGCTATAAGGTCTGGGAAGAAAAAGGTCTCGTTTACGACAGTAAGGGTTTTGCCGCGAATGTCGTAGTCGAGCTTGACCCTGAAGATGAATACGCGATGAATTTCTTGATTCCGGCACACCTGATCAAGCAGTTCTTTATTTCGAAATCCAAAATTGTTCATGACTAAGGAGGATTACGATGGACGAAATTGAAGTTGTCGGCGGAGAGTACGAATTCAAGATAAATGGTTTCATTTACAACTTGAAGGGTCATCCGAACATTGAATATGGTGGCAAGCACTATGAACCGATTATCGGTACTGGTGGAGTTGTCAACGGTTACAAGTGCGTGGGCGAAAACCCGAGCAAGATTTCTGTCACCTTGACTGATACGAGCGATCTTGACATTGTTGAACTTCAGCAAATCAAGAACGCTACAATCACGCTCAGAAAGCCTCAGGGAAAGACGTTCGTTATGACTGGTGCAAGTTGTAGCGCTCCTATTACCGAGTCTTGCGAAGAAGGCGAAGTGACGGTTGAATTCTCCGGAAAACCGGCAGATGACCAAAAGTCGTAGGTTTGTGCCTTTCCTACGAAACTTCCGCGCAACCTGGGAACGGATTTTGACTTGCTTGACCGCGAAGCCAACTTTCGGCGGGGATCGAGGCCTCGGCGCGGCTTACCAACTAAACCCATAAAAGGAGTAAAAATATGGAATACAAACTGATTACGCCGGTTACCAAAGCTGACGGCACTATAATTGAAACCGTGACCGTGAAGGAGACTTTTCTTGGTCGTGACGTCCGTACTGTTTCAAACAGTAAGGGTGAAGGAGATGCGCAAATTAAGCTTGTCGCTTGTGCAACGGGTCTTTCTGAAAGCGTTGTCGACAATATGGATGCCCGTGACGTCCGCGCTCTCGTGAAGGTAATCAAGCCTTTTTTCGAACCTGGCGAAAATTAGGTCTTGATGACGGTTTTGCGACGTTGGCGGGGGTTTTTCACTGGTCGTATGATCAAATAATGAACCTTAACGCCGAGGAGTTTAAATTCAGCTTGACAGCAGCTGAAAAATTCACAAAATGGATTAGTCCGAAAAAGTGACCTGTTGGCCACTTTTTTATTACAACTTGGAATAATGAAAAGTCGATTTTTGCGCATTTTTTTTGTTTTTGACATGATTTTTGTATATATTATAGGTGTAGGGAGGCTTAAAATGAAAACGGTAAATGACATGAATGTGGACGTTGTTGGAAAGGCCGTCTCGAAACGCAAAATTTTTACGCTTTGCGCTGTCATTCCGTTCGTTCTGTTCTTGACCGGTATTTTGGCTCCTGTATGGACCGACAATTTTATTGTCTATGTGTTCGCTTTGCTCCCGTATTATCTTTATACATTCTATGTGAGTAATGACTGGATTGACGGTAAG